GGTATTTGTAGCGCGGGGTTTTGTAGTTCACCAATGTCAAGTATGTCTGACGCTGAAACCTCTCGACCTGACTCCCTTTGTATCCGCATACTATCCGCGATCTGAATATCGAGGTCTTGTCGCTCCCGAAACTGGCGGTTATCTTCTTCTTCTTTAGCTACCGCTAACCCAGTACGCATATCTGTAGCGTACTGGCTTGAACTAGCGGTTTGACCGTACCCTTGGGCGTTAGTCATTGATCTGACTTGAGAAGCCAAACTTTCATTAGCTATGTTTAACCTATTACGCTCGTCAACTTGGCTTGGCAGCGTATTCGCTATGTCTTGTGCGTTATCGAACATCTGCTGATTAAGTTGTGCGAGAGTAGGGCCTGTATCTTCCCCGACAATAGCAAAATTTCCACGGTTCTCGTCAATGCTACGCTGACGTATCGCGTTAGCCAAAGCACCTTGGTTTAGTGCGTATTGGGCATCTCCCGGCTCGCCTCCACTTACTCTTGCTGCTAGAGCTGAGCCGTTAGGGTCGTTAGGGTCAAGCCCTTTAAAACCGTTTTGGGTTTGGACGGTGTTTTTTAATGCCGAGCCTACCCTAGAGTCACCCGGCTGTGCGTTACCCAGTGGGGGCGGTTGTTGCGTAGGGCCTTGGTCACTATCACCTCTTTCACTATAAGGGTACTTTTCTGGCTGATCGGGGTTAAGAGCTGACACAGGTGCAGTAGATGACGCTGCACCTGTGGCGGGGTCTACATTACCAACAAGAGAGTCCCACATATTACCTACGGAGCTAATTACCCCTTGATTAAAAGTAGTATCGTCACCTCTAGTGCCAAAATTATTATCTATTTGGTTACCTAACCAGCCATTAGCTTCATACCAAGACGGGTCATCCCGCCGCCTTGCAACTTCTGCTTGGGCCGCTGCTGATTGCTGTGGGTTACCACTGAGCATAGAGTTCGATAGTTCGTCGTTTGATTGTCTACCAAACATTCCTAGAGCAGAATTGGTGGCATCACCAGCTAAATTCTGCGCGGCCATAGCACCGGAAGTGTTTTTCAGTTTCTCGCCTACGTAACCTCCCGCAAGCGCAGCGGGAACGAAGCGTGCTAACCCACCAATTCCAAGTCTACGGCGTTTTTTACCCGTAGGAGTCGATTTAGCGTTAGCTGCGCCTGACCCTTTAGGCGGTGTAGTGCTGCCAGTGGCGCTTGGTGTGGGTTTAGCGGCAGTGGCAGTGGCGCTTGGTGTGGGTTTAGCAGCAGTGCTTGGTGTGGGTTTAGCAGTGGGCGGTGTTCTAGCTTGCGCAGCGCTTTTTACTTGTTGGTTTACATAACTATTTCCTTGAGCCGATTGTGGCGCGGCTGGGCGGCTACGCGTGGCACTTCCCGGTTTATTAGGGAAATTTTTTGTTGAGTTATTATTAATTTTGGGTGCTGGCTTTGAGGCGCGGGGCCGCTCGCTTGTGTCAATAGCAGTTGCCATTGGTCTTATCTTAGTAGCCATTATCCATACCACCTATGTTGTTTGCCTGTCCAATTTCCTCTGGCTTGAGGGTTTTCACCTGCTCGCAGAGTAGCAATGGCTCGTTTGGCATCTCTGACCGCCAAATCCCACAACGCTTTGAACTCCTTACCGGAAGCCATATTGGCACTCTCAGGATTATTGTTTGTAAGTGCCCGAAAGGCAGCGAAGTCTACCAAAGCCAAATGATACTCCTCTGATATTTCAGGTGTGTCAGTTGGACGCTCCATTGGGTACAAAGGCTTCCGAGCAACGACCATTTCTATGTCGTATGCGGCATCGGGTATAGGGAAAAAACGAATACTTTTTGTTCGTACCTGTGCTGTATACGCCGCTGGGCGGCCTTTGCTATAGCTACGAGGGAGCTGATGCCTAGTCCTATCTACTAGCAAAGTAAAATTGTTTTGTTCTTGTGTGGCGGTATCGTAGGACACGATGCCTGCCTCGGTAACAATCACAACAGAATTGTGTATAGGGTAAACCCCTTGGCCAGCTACCGTTGTAATTTTACACGTAGCCGGGGTTGTATCATCAACAAGTGCGTGAGTACGTACTGCAAAATCCATTTGTGCATGGTTCAAGTACCGTACTAATTCGGTATCTGACCAAAGCCTTGGTATTGCAGTGTCGCGCAGTGTCGCGCTGCGCAGTTGATCCATAAGCTCAGATAGCGTCATTACGCAGCTTCATCTGGCGTAGAGTCGTCATCGTTTTTTGCTCGCATTTTAGCTTTAGTAGCTCGCTTTTTGCGGGTTTTAGCCGCTTGTAACTCAGTACCGCCTTCACTGCTCTTTTCATTTGCCATAACACTAGCGGCAGCAGCAAATTGAGGGTCAGGCGCATCTATAAGTTCCATATTAGGGTTCTTAGACATGGCTTCATTAAACGGGTAAACAACACCGTTAACTCTGTGCTTTAAGTATTTGGGCATTAGGCTCTCCGGTAAAAAATGTGGGGGCCGAAGCCCCCAACAAAGTCAGACGCTACCCACGTTTGACATAAGACGAGCAGAGTGCTTCAGGCTTAACAACTTTGTGTCCATAAACAATCAGGCCACGCATGATGTCACCAAAAGTGCTTTCTGCACGCAGTTCTTCAGTCTTGGTCAACTGAGTTGCGAACGTAAGACCCGCTTTAGTGCCAGCGATCATGTTAGTGCATGTATCTGACCCGTCAGTGTATGTAGGCAGCAAGTTGCTGTTGTATACGGTGAAGCGGTCAATCATACCAACACGGCCATTACGCAGAGGAGTAGTACCATCGCCAGTCAAAGACGCATCTTTGATGTCAGACAGTTTCAAGAGAGTAGTGATCCAGAAAGGCAGTACGATGAATCGCCCTGACTCTGGTACATTCTGCTCATCAAGAACCTGACCTTGCAGCAAGATTTGCTCCAAGACATTCGCTTTGGTTATAGCAACCGCAGAGCCTGTTGCGCCCAAGTTAATGTCGCCAGAGATGCGTCCCGCAGTAAGACCTACGTTTGCGGCAGCAATGTCAGGGACAATGGCTCCCAAAACTTCAGTGTCAACTTTGATCTTCATCTGCTCAGCAGCGTCAGATGCCCAATCGTTCATCTGGTCAATATCTTGCTGCTTAGCGACTACATCATCAATGATTGCAGACCAGTACAAACCTTTGTCGATCAGCAATTCTATTTTGCCGCCGATAGGCTGCTGGTTGGTCAAAGTTTGACCAATCTCATAGTCATTGATAACTAACGTAGCGTGAGTACGGATGATAACCTTATCACCTTGGTTTTTGATCTCACCTTCGTAGTCGGTGTTTGAAATAGAAGACAGAACAGTATTGTCATAATACTTTTCGATCATCTTTGTAGACCAGATTTCTGGTATAAATACACCAGTATATGCTGGTTGTCCTGCTACTGCTGGATATGCCATTTTGTTACCTGCTTAAGTTTATGTGCTGTAGTCCACACGCCCTTCTGCTTGTGCTGCGGCTATAGCTTTTTCTAAAGGCCCCCACTCATCAGCGGGGATGTTGCCTTTGCTATACTCGCTGTACGCACCTGCTATCTCGGAACGTGTCCAGTTTTTTTGGTCTGGTGGAGAAACAGACGATGCTGTTGCTGTAGATCGTGATTTTCCGGGTGATACCTGTTTCTCTAGCTCGTTTGCTCGTTTGTTTTCCTTAGCCTGTACTTGCGTACTAGCCCTGTCCAACGTGTCTGCATACATGTTAAAGAAGTCAGATACTATTTCGGCATCTTGAGTTTGTGCGCCTTCAAGAAATATTTTGTTTCTTGTAGGTGACTGGCCTAACCAGTCGTGAAACCCTTGGTCTGTATCTAATTGTGACCACGAAGGCGACAATTTATCTAGCAAACCTTCAAATGTGAGAGCTTGACTCTTAGCGGTGTGCTTAGAGACAACTTCTACCTCATTTGTAAGCCCCTGAATAGTAGGGGCTAGCCGTCCTACGGCATCTTGGGCGGCAGATGCAGCTAATCGCTGTACAAAATCTACCATCTCAGTGCCAAAATCATCCGCATCAGAAGTCTGCACGCCTTGTGGTGCTGGAGGCTGTGCTGGCTCTGTTGTCATTTTTCCCACTAACTCAGTGAGCCGATCTATTTGTGCATCTTTTGCTCGTAATTGCCCATCTAAACTGCGCCAGCGTTGGTCGGCTTGTGCTTGCGCCGCCTGTGTATCTGCTAGTTTCTGTTCAAGTGCGCTTACGTCCACACTATTAGTGTCTACTGCTTCGGGTTCCTGCACTGCTTGCTCAAACTCTATAACCTCAGCCACTACTGGCTCGGCTGCTACAATTTCAACGGGTGTGTCAGGTGTGGCAATATTGTCAGCTTTGGCATCTGCCGCCGCTGCGTTAGCTCTGATTAAATCATCAGCTTTCTGTCCTGCCCTTTTTGCATTTGAAGACATATACGTAACTCCTGTTGGTTACAACGAAATAAACTTAAGGAGGTCAGATAGTGTTTGCGCTTGTCCCTGCAAGACACGGATTGTGTCTATGTCAGGGTTGGCGACTAAAGAAGTCTTGGTATCTTCAAGTGTTGTCTGGAGGTAACGCTCAATGGCTGTGCCACTTAAACGCTTTAACTCAGACAATTCTCCGTTACTAGGCTTCTTTAACACACATACTCCTCAGCTACCTGACACTATCATCGCAAATACAGAGATGGTGTCAAGGGGTCATTGAGTTGGGGGAGAAATTATCTGTCGTTGCAGAGCCATCTTGCAGCGTTTCTTTGCTGGCACTATAACCCTGCTGCCCCTGCGCTGGTGCAGGCGGCTGACCTTGTGTACCTTGAGCCACTTGCGCTTGCGCTTGTTGTGCTTGCAGTTTTTGTTGCAAAGCTTCTTCTGGCGGTACAATCTTATCGGTGTTGAGATCAAGCCCACTAGCCACACTACGTAAGACTTCTGCGCGGCCTTCGACACCTGTTATCTGCATGTCTATTGGGTTAGCTGTTACCTGCAAAAACTCGTTTCTACGTAGCTGCATAGACTCTATGCGCATCAGGCTAACAGCACCACTAGCCACAACTTGTGCATCACCTTTAATAGTGGGGTCTTTGTCGTAAAGCATGTTGTAGTTATATAGCTTGGTCAACATCGGGGCAATTACGTTGGTGTCTACATTGGACACTACACCTTTTAACCCTTTATTGGCCGCATCCATTAGCATACTAAGCCCAGAAGCTGTACGCCCTGCGCCGCCTACCTTGTCTGATCCAGCCATATATCTAGGTACAAGAGAGAAGTCATCGGCAAACTGATAAAACTTTTCAATTACGGAAAGTAGCTCGTTTACGTTGCTGTTAGGCTGAAAAAACTCAATGGGCTTGCTGGTGTTAGTACCGAACTGGTTATCTTCTACCTGCCATATATGCCAAGGCGTTATGTTTGTTATGTCCTGCCCTGCGGGTAGTCGGTCAATGTTTACAGCCACTTGTGGCCCAGATGCCATTGCCATGTTGTTATTAAGCGACCGCACAGCAGCGTTAACAACGCCCTGCACATCATCTAGTATGTCAGGTAAGCCCATACCCCAGAACTCTCCGGGGATTTCCTCGTAGCTTGTAGAGTAGTAAGGTCTTTGCCCAAGAGGGTCATAGTTTAGCTGCGCTTTAATTACCCAGCTACCTATCAACCATACACAAGCCTCATACATAGCCATAGGATCAGAAACGTCTTCTTGATCTAAGCCCCACTCTAGTAAATCTTTGCCTAACACTGGGCCATGATATTCCAGCGCATCGTACTCAAAAACTGTGCGTTGTAAGCTGTCAGCTACAGACTGCCCTTCGTCATCAAATGTCTCAAAGCCAAGCCAGTTATTTAGTCCGCCATATTGTGACTCATGCAGTACGGCACGGATGGCTTCTTCGTCATAACCCGGAAGTCCGATTAAGTTATACAGATCAGAGTGTGAGAATGTGTGATGCTCAAGAAAATAACCTTCCTGTGGCGTTACTGCCCCCGGTGCAGGGTATGCTCGGAAAGGGCTGACACGCTCAAATTCTGTAACTATAGCGTCCTCTACTTTGGGTGTAGGGGCCTCTCCATTAACAGACTCCCAAGACAAAACTTTGCGCTTGCGAAGGACTGGGCCTTTCATAATTGCGGCAGGGTAAGTAGCTAGGTCGCCTAAGTAGCTTGCCAGCACGCTATTAAAACCAGCTTCTTGTAGCTGATCGTGCATGCGTTTTTCCATACGCTTAGCGGTATCTCCCGCAGCTTCCTTTAAAGACTCTTCAAACCTGCTCATTTCGGCAGCCATCTGCGCCCTTACGGATGCTGGGTCAGGCATCTGCCCTGTCTTTGCGAATGCCTCACCTACTTGCTTCGACACCATCTCTTGTACCTGAGCTTCGGCATCCTCAGGAATATCTGGCTTAGGGGTCGCGTTAATTTGCCAAGGCTGGTCTGTCTGACCATTATATACGTCACGTAACCACGCCTCGACGATGCGAATCTTGTTTGCTGTAACACGAGCATACTCAGTAGAGCCACCGAACGACTTTATCTGCGCCAGTTTATCAGGGTCATACTCACCCACTCTGGCTCGCTGCGCCCGTTGTAATCTAGGTAAAACTGAGTTTTTAGCATCTCGCGCTTGTTCCCACGCTTCTGTAACGTGTTTTGAAAGCCCTTGCAGTAAAGGACTGTTATTTTTGTCTCTGGCCTCTTGAGCGGCTTTCTCAGCTTCTTGCTCTTGCTTCACCAGCTCAGAGTTAGAGACAATGCGTATTAAACCTAATGCACTCGATGCCATATCCTAACCTAGTTAGTCGATGTGAAGGTGGTTGTGCAGGAACGGCTATCTGATGTTGAGCCAGATGTCTGTGAGCTGATCCCTGCACTTACGTTTACGGCGCTCATCGCAGAAGCTGCTAATTGAGCGTTTACTCTAGCCGCTGTCTCAGTAGCGCTTAGTCCTAATGCTGTAGTATGTTTTAATTGTTCTATAGCCTGATCCGCCTGCTTAAGTGCCGCATCAGTTTTGGCCTGCTCCTCGGCTATGTTCAACTCTACGTTACGAGCTTCGCCAGTTACTCTATACTGTTCTGCGCTTAATAACGCTGAGTATCCCTGTAACTCAGCTTGGTAAACATTGACGGCAGCTTCTATGTTGGCGGTGTCGGCAGATATTCCGGCACGCCAAGCGGCTACACTCTCACTGTAAATCCGAGTTTTACTTTCTTCTACACTGACTTGAGCGTTTATTTTGACTGCCCCAGCTTCTACCTCTGATCTGTACGCGCCTATCCTCGCGTTATAAGCGTCTACTTGGGCCGCATATACCCTAACCTCAGCTTCTTCAGCGTTTACTTGAGATACATATATGTCAGAAATAGTCTTTTGTGCGTCTACTTGAGTGTCATATATGTCAGCTCTAACTTTTAAAGTGCTTACCTGCGCTTCATAAGCGTCTATTTGACCTTGAAAAATAGCGATTTTAGACTGCTCAGCTTTTATTTGGGCCTCTGCCGCACCGACTTCTGCGGTAAATACATCTACGCTTGCCCTAACTGCGTCTATCTCCGCAGAGTATATGTCCACGTAGCTCTTGTTAATATCTTGAACAAGGCTGGCCGCCTCTATTTCCGTCTTATATATTTGCAGTTTTATTAGCTCTGACTCTAAGCCTATCTTGTAAACCTCTATGTCTGTTTTATACAAATCTATTTGTAAGTTTGTATAGTTTATTAGGGAATCAAATATGCCTTGCATGACCGCAGCGTGGCCATTAGCCAACGACTGGGCAACCCCTGCTATTTGAGCTTGTGCAGACAATAGCTGCCCTTCTAGCTTAACGCCTTCAGCTACAGAAAATCTAAGGTTTTCAATCTCTTGGTTGTGGAACTGTATAGAAATCTCGCGGTTAACTCGGCCACGCTCCATACGGTTCTTCTGCCTAATCTCTTGCACACGGGCTAATAAGGTAGACCCCGGAAGATCAAAGCCTTTCGCCGCCCATTCTTGCTCAGATTGATTCACGGCTTGCAGAGTAGATACTTCTTCGCGCCCAATCTCCCTGTCAAACAAAGCTTGCTCTATAGCGGGTGGTAGCCCTGTTCCGCCTAAAAACATGCGCTGAACTTGAGCTGTGGCACCGACAGATTGCGCCTCGGCTATAGTAGTGGCGCTGATGCTATCGAACCAATATTGAAAATCTTCTATGTACTGATCTTGAACTGCTACTGGAGTACCTACTATTGGTGCAACACCATTAAAATCC